CAGGGGGCTCGGCACCTGCTCCGCAGTTTAATCTGCGTAGTACGGTGCTCCAGTCATCCGATCTTACCTTCTTTCGAAGGGATCGGGTCCGGTACGACAGCACTTCGATCCTTTGTAACTTCGCGTTATAGCGCGATGGAACATTGGACCCCGACTTGCTGAAGTACGTGCCTTCCTTACGGATCCAAGCCAAACCGCCACTCTCTTTCGAGAGTGTCGGCAAGGGTCCAACTTGTCTTTCGACAAGTTGAACTATTGTATCCGCAAGGCGATGATAGCCAAAGTCGTACGCTCGGTTAGATAACCCGACGTAAGACACTATCGTCCTAGCATCTACTCTATCATGATGAGACCATGTGTTCTTCAAACGAAGAGGGGTGACATCGACGCCTTTATAGGCATCGCACCCACAGGATTCTCGGAAGAATCCCGTAACACAGCACTTATCAGAGTTGAACATTAGTCCATACTCTGGAAGTAACTGTAGTAAGGCAGGGTAGTATTTCCTGCTTACTATGATATCATCACCATACACGTATACAGCGGCCCTCGCAATTCTACGAGGGACACCGTACACCTGCATGATTGCACCGACCGCAAGAGCATAGAATATAAACGCCTCAACAGGAAAGCAAAGGTTGCTTCCCATTGGTGCGAATTTTCTAAGCTCATGTTTGGTCCCGTCTGGGAGTCTAGTGGCATCTGATCGGCACGCATAAAGCGCGCTTAGCAGATCCGGGTTATGTATGAAAATGGTATTAACCAATTCCACACTAACTCGGTCACTAGCTTCCTTCATATCAAGGGTGACCCACTCTTGAGTCAATGAACCCTTAAGAGCAAGATCCCTGTTTACCTGCTGGTCCGTGAAATTCACGTGCCCGCGGGTGAGGGGATGTTGCTCCACACGGTCTCGGAACTTCGTTCCAAGACCCTGTTGGATCCATTGATACTCGAGTGGTTCACACGAGATGAGCCTAGGACCACGCGAATCTTTCGGAACAAGCACGACTTTCGCCGTGCCTGATTCTAGGGATTCGAGTCGTCCATAGGTATGGTACTCGTCGCAGACTTGCGTTTGCGAGAGAACGAAGTACTCCGTAAAGGGGTATCTTCGTTCAAGTTGGCGGTAGATTCTGGAAAAACGATGCTTTTGAAAACATCGTTCTCCAGTTGCCACCGCTCCAGGACCGTGCTTAGGCACGATGCTAGCAACGTCGAAACCGCTAAAAATATTAGCGGCCAGGCGTTGAGCTTGTACTGTCGCTTCGTTGTCATTGGGTATGGATATGGCCTCAAGGGCTATGTCCGTATCAATGAACTCAGTGATTACTCGCTGAGCATCCGAAGCAACGATTGGCATCTGTAGCTTATACATGAAATAGTATAAGCTCCTTAGGTGCTTAATCGACTTGCAGCATGGGTTCTTCAGTAGAACCCCATCAGTATCGAAGACGTTACTCAGTAGACACCCGAAAAACTTCGGGAGTACACTTCCAGGTTTGGTTTTCCAACCCTGAAGAGGAGTAAACGCTTCAGTCTGTAAACATTTGTCAAAATGTTTACCGACCTTCGGTAAGGTCTTCGTTAAAAACGAAAGACCCTCGGCTGCTAAACGTGATTTTGCTTTCGCAAGATCATGCTTAGCTTCGACACTGTTGAGCGCAAGTAGATCAACTACATCTAGATAGAGGCTCTCGAACAAGGCGACATATGTCGCTAGACTATTATGGGATCCCATAGGGTATCCTTTCTAGTCGTTCTGCTCAATAGCTTCACTCTAGTGTCTGGAGTATGTTCGTATTACTACGAACACACGGAACGGGGCCTTTCGGCCCTGTTACGGTTCGTTGTTGAGGAACTTAGTCATGCCGTTCCACGTACTTTCCGCGAGGAGATTATAGATACGCGAAAGCGTATCAATCGTAATCGCAGTAGTATGCAGACCGTCCTGAGGTTTCTCAATAACGAGATAGATACTCTCTGTCGACGGCACACCGGTAGTCCCATGGACTTCCGTTGTGTCGAAGCGCAGAAGGTGCCTATCCGCTTTGGCGGGGAGACCAGCGGCATTCTTACCACGCACCACCTCTTGGTGGCTAATGGTAATAAGTCGCGGCTCTCCGACAGCGCGGCCGGACAGAGATCGGATGGATTTTCCACCCGAAACGCTGACCAAACCAAAGGTTTGGGCAGCCTCCGTACCAGCAGTTGCGAGTTCGGTATTGAACATAATAGACCTTGTTTACACAGAACCCTTACGGGCTGTGTAGTTGCATGCTGTTGTGTTCCCAGATCTTGTGATCATGGAACCCGTTACTTCGAGTTAGCGACCAAGAGACTAGTTCCGAGAAGAATCTCGGAAAAGTCTAGATCGCTCCCTCGAAGGGATGGCATACCGAGGACTGGGATATCCCGTTTCCTCTGGTATACATCGATATCCATATGGGCGACATCGGTAAGAGTACCGAAGTCGTAGTCCATAAGGATGTTTCGGACAGTGAACTTCACCGAATGGCAGAAGTCCACTATGGTCACCGGTATCTTCAGGTTATCGGCTGAGAGCGCGCCCAAGAAATCTCCTACTTGACTGAACCAGTCAATTAAGAAACTAAACGGGATTGCGTTCCACACTATTTGACCGTCAGGCCTTACGCCCAACGAATCAAGCAGTGCTTTAGCACGATTACCAGGATCGTTGAGATCCGGCAGAGCATAACGCAGCTTCATAGAAGCTGTGTAGACAGGACGTGCGACCCAAATGGATCGCATGTGAACCTGATACTCTCCCGTATACTCAACGTATAATACCTCAGCGCTAGGAGGTTTAGGAACGTGCATTCGTTGCCTGTAATGGCGAACGATTGTACTATTCTTATTCTCCTCGAGAAACCTAACCTTACGGTTAAAGTTACTCAGCGCTGATACGAGCTTAGTGATGTCGGACACTAATGGCGCAATTCCAAACTTGTAATTGAGATGAGCGTTCGCAACATTCTTTAAGAATGAGCGGCGCTTACTCCACAAGTCGGGAATACGCTTTAGGTCCTTCAACTCCAGTATGAAGTTGACCAGAGAGATATCTTCCCTAAAGGAAGGTATCATTGAGTCAAGTGCGTATTCGCTCAGATTCTCCCAACCTTCAATGTCATTGAAGATTGCGCGTTTCTGTTTGAAGCCGTACTCGACGCCGGGTCCTCGGATAGCTCGATTATAAAGGGCATAAGGCTGCGCGACGTAACGTCGCGTGGCCCCTGCTCTATAATGATCAAGCACACCAGGGAGCGGAGTGACTTCGAACTTCTCGTGAAAGCACGAGCCGTATCGTTGCCACTCCGGTAACTCGTCAATAATGGTATGATTAATACCATTAGTGAACGTGAAACCGGCCCAATTGTAGGTGATTCCACCAGGAACGCCGTTCTCACTTTCGTGAGACGTCGCACTGACGGAGACTACATCTCTGTTGTAACTTCTTGTTCTCATAAGTGTCCTCGGCCCCGTG